TGCGGTCTGTGCGGTCTGTGCGGTCAACAGCGCGTCCATAGACTGCGATAGCTGTTCCTGCTGCACCTTTTGAATAGCGAGCTCGGCTTGCGCTTCGGTTTCGCCAAAGTACCACATGCGGAACTCCGTCTTGCTCATAAGCCCCTGCGACATAAGCTCCAGCCGTTCGCCGAGCTGCTGGGATGCGTCGGTGATGATGCTGTCATCCCATTCAAAGGACAGGTCGTAGTCGCCAGCCGGGGCGAGGTCGTACATGGTGGCGTACTTGTCCATTGCCCGCACTACATCCCGCAGACAATGCTCAAGTGCGCGTTGGTTATCGGCAATGGTGGCGTATGTGCGCTGCTTGACGATGCGCAGTTCCGTAGCCGTCCGCGCTTCCTGATTCGCGTCGGACAGCGTACCGCGAGCAAGACCGCAGGAATCCTCAACGCGCATGAAAAGCTGATTCAGACCGTTAAACAGCGCGGAGTCGCGGATGGCAGGGGAGAACACCTGATAATGGTCGTCGCCGAGGTCAACGCCGCGGAACAGGCGCTCATTCAGTTGGGGCATTTCCTGCCGTCCGCGTCCGTTTATCTGCGGGCGCAGCACGGTAGGATCCACGTCGATAGCCAGCTCACTGCCCTCATACTCCCACAGAATGCGGGAATACTGCATATCCGCCTCCCGGATGATGTTGACGGCTTTGTTGAACACCGCCACGCCCATAGGCGCGTCAATATCAACGTTGTTCGCGTTGGCGGTTTTGAACCAGCCGAACATTTGCCCTTCCGTGTCCGTCAGCAGGGCTTCCGGCTCCGCCTCCGCCCATTGCGGCACGTCGGTCAGCGGGATTTCAACACCGATGGACTCCCGGTTATTGGAGCGGAAAGCCCTTTGCGTGATGGAAATGCCCTTGTCCGTTACCGTGTGCCGTTCGAGGCGGGTGTACGTCGTTTTGCCGTCCTGATAGGAATCGCGGAAAATCACATCTTTCAGGTTGCCGTCATCGTCAAAGGCGATAGGGTAGAGACTCCATGCCGTGGCACAGTCGAAATAGATATGCCCGTCCTTGGGATAGGGCTTGATGGTCATACCGCCCGCCGCGCACGCCTGCTCCAGCTTGGGGCGGAGGGACTGCATCAGCTTCCCGAACTCCGCTTTCAGGTACTCGGCGCGGGAGCTGTCCTGTGCGTTGCCGTTCTCGTCCGCCTTGCCGCTGATGTTCCACTTAACCTCCAAAAGCACCTGACGGGCTACCTCAGAGCAAATCAGCGAGGGGAGGTTCAGGCTTTTCACCTTGCCGGGAGACAGCCACGGGGGCGAATCGGTGTACATTTTGTACCACAGGTCGAGGGCGTCAATCATCTCATTGGACAGCGGCGTGTCGATGTGCTCAACCGCCGCCACGTCCTTAAAGGGGAACATCCGGTGTATCACCTGCCTTATAAACTGCCATAATCTCGAAAACAAAGGGTATCACCGCCTTTAATTGGCATAGAAAAACCGCCGCACTGAATCAGTGCAGCGGCTGAATGGGGTTATTCCTGTTCAACCAGCATAGGCTCAACCACAGCTTTGATGTATTCCGCCCGTCCCGCTTTGGGGAAGCGCTCGCCTGTGCGGTACATCCTGATCTGCGCCCGGTTAAGTCCCGTCGCCTTGCCGATGGTCGTGTCGCTGATGCCGTAGTCGTTATACGCTTTCACCAGCAGACGCATGATTTCATAGCGGTCTCGCTGTTCTTCCTGCGTCTGCACGGGGCAGACGGTGGAAAGCCCTGCCTTGCTCAGGTACGCCAGCACATAGGGCAAGCGCTCATTCTTGCAGGAGGCGACGATGGACGCGGCGCGGAGGTAATCGTCGTTCGTAGTCTCCCGTGCCGGAAGCGTTTCTGCCGCCGCTGTCTCCGGCTCCGCCGCCTGTGTAGCCGTTCCGTACCCTCCCGTCCTGCGGATAGCGGGTAACACTTCGGACGTGACCCAGCGTTTGAACCTTTTGGCGGCGGGGAGCTTGCTGGACAGGATGAGACTGTACAGCCCGGACTCGTTGATAAGCATTGTCGGCTGAGAGCGCCCCATGCTGTCGATGATGCCCTGATTTAGGGCATCATCCGCATCGACATGTGACTTAATCGCATTCTGCGGTTTTGCGTACCCTAACGCAGTCGCAACGTCGCGTCCAACAAACCACGGCATGTCCTCAATCATCAGAGAACGGACAGCGCCGAACTCTTCATTGGCGAAGGTCTGCAATCCGTTCATTCGTCCACCGCCTTTCGGATGTTCTCCGTGCATTCGATAACTTCACGGAGGAGGGCATCGGAGATGCGGTCGGCAGGGTTCATGCGGTCACACACGATGGCGAGCGCTTCGTCGATGACGGCGATTTCGCGCAGGATGAGTTCGTACATTGAAATTTCCTCCTATCAGCTAAATATTATTGACTTTTGGCTGACAGGATGGTATGATGTAAATGAATTTCACACCATCCCGTCAGTCGGTGTGGTTGTGGGGATTCATTTGGTAGAAGATGCAACGCTGTGGTAGGTTGGTGCATCTTCTATTTTTTAATTTCGGCGTACAGCTTTTCAATCCCTCGGCGCACAACAGCGACTTTTTTCTCCTTGAAAAACTCAGCGAGTTCTTCAAGTTTTCGGTCTGTTTCTGCGTCAAGCCTAACCATTATCTGCTTAGACTTTGGATTCTCTGCTTTGGGCCGCCCCATTTGTGGGCTCATCGTGCCACCTCCTTTGTGCCACGATGTTATTATACTTTTCGGTAATCAAAAAGTCAAGCCCTTTTTGCAAAAATCCGTAATTAAATTATTTTAGCACAAGTTACCCTTAAAGTCAAATATTTTTAGCTGACGACATAGAAAAAGGAGCGCGTTGTGCGCTCCTTGGGGGTGTATCAGACTGTGTGCTTATCCCTTCAACCGCTTATTGACTTTCAAGAAGCCGATGCCGCAGAGGATAGCCACAACGCCGGTCGCACCGAAGGACAGACCGATGTCACCAAAGCCGATGGTGGAGGCGACCAGCGCCAGAACGCCGATGACGATTAACGCAATGCCAATGAACTTCATGACATGTCCTCCTTACTGCACGTTGAAGTGAAGCGTGATGGCGGGGATTTCCGCGAAGGTCTTGTATGTCTCGCCGTCGTACATGCGGAACGCAATTTCCAGCTCCTCGATTTCCTCAAGGCTTTTTACTTCCGCGTCCTTTACGTTCAGCGTCAATTCCTGCTTGCTCTTCTTTCCCTTGGTGGTAGTAGACAGGATGCTTGCCGAAACATCCCAGCCGTTTACCGAGGGGTTGACAGTATCAATGCCTACGTCACGCCCGGAATCGTTCACGACGACGATGTTGATTTTCAGCCAAATATCATCGCTGATGCTGCTTTCCCGTATCGTGTAATCGCCGGTCATGTACACCGTTACGCCGTCCTGCTCGAACAGCACCGTCTTTTCTGCGGCCACGAGCTCCCGTTTGGTCAGCTCGTTCCGCGCCGCGTCCACGATGTCGTGAAGCTGTGCGTCGGTCATGGATGCGTAATCCAGCCCCTCCGCAAGGCAAGAGCCGCACAGAAGCAGTAAAGCAAGAAGCACCGTGAGAAACTTTTTCATGGTGAATGCCTCCCTATGAAGTGTTATGGAGTTAAAAATATTATACACTTACGGGGGAGGACTGTCAATCGTTCTGGGTTACTTGCACAAAATTTTCGGCAAATTATTGTCCTTTGCGCTTCCATACGCGGTTCAGCGCGTAGCGCACCGCGTCGATGGAGTGGTTATCTGCATCCGGGTAGCCGCTTACCACGTCGCCGTCCGCCGTGCGCTCATACTCGTAATGCGTGAACTCCCGCGCCGTTTCGGGGCATCGGGCAGGGTCTATGACGATGGCTTTCAGCGATTGCAGCCACTTCATGCTGTATCGAACGCTGTCCGGGCCCTTTTCAGCGCCCCGGCAGGAGCAGCCATAGGAGCGCAGGTCGGAAACGCTTTTCGGTTCGGCGCTGTCAGCTATGATAGGGTCGTTTTCAGTCATGCCCTTTTCGTCCTGCAAGCGCCGCCACAGCTCGGCGTTACTGGTTTTGATTGCCCGCAGTTCGTCGAAGATGTAAAGGGTCAACTGTGCGGGATTGTAGCAGCATTTCACCCAATGGGCGGGGTCGGGATACCAGCCAAAGTCCAGCCCAAAGTAGATGCTGCCGAACGTTGCGATTTCGCTGTCTGGAATTTCGCGGATAACAAGGTTGTCAAACACCTCGCCGCCTGTGCCTGTGACCTCGCCCAGATACTCGTGCCGGTACGCCTTGGGGTTAATCAGCGCAAGCTCCAGAGCATCGTTGAAAAACTGCTGTCCCAGCCACTCAGGCGGTACGCTGCGATAGTCCGACGAATGCACGAGGGTATCGCGAGTGGGCCTCAGCACCTCTTCATTCATGAAGTTCGACTGCGTTTCAGGCGGGTTGAACGTCATGAAGTTCCAGTACAGGTCGCCGCCGCGTCTTGCGGATTGCAGCACGGAACGGATTTCCTTCATGCCGGAGAATTGGTCGGCTTCCTCGAACCACGTCACGCCAAAGTAGCCGCGGGGCGCTTTGATGGACTTGATTTTCATAGGGTCGTCCAGCCCTCGGAAAAGGATAACCTGCCCCGTTTTCTCGCGCTTAATCTGCATGGGCGACACCCGGCAGGTGAACTCGTCGCTCAGGCCCAGCTTGTCGATGGCGAATTGCATCTGCCCAAACACAGAATCGCGCAGGGTTTTCGCCGTCTTGCGCAGAATCAGGGCGTTCACGTCGGGATGCTCCAGCATAATCAGCGGAATAACAAAGCCGGTAAAAGAGGATTTCAGCGAACCACGCCCACCCTTGAGCATGTACTGCGAATGCCGATGCGCCAGCACGTCCTCCAGCAGCGCGTCATAGTTGGGGGCGAGCAAGTCCTCGATGTAAACATCACTGTGCATCTTGATCCGCTCCCGCTTCTTCGGCGGCCTGCCCGATGGCTTTCAGCGCTTCCGCCGTCGCCTTTCTCGCCTCTTCCCGTGTAGCTTTGTCCTCTGCGCTTTCCTGCTCCTGCGGCTTATCCCCCCGTATCAGGTGGATGCTGATGCCGTCCTCTTCCTGCGCCGCCGCTTCGCCCTCTGGGGAATCCGACAGAGGCATGTTCTCGCCGAAGGCGTACTTGAAAAGCCAGTCACGGGACTCGGTGTTTCCCGTCGCCAGATACTTCTCCACTTCCTGCATGACGATGAGCGTCTGAATGGGGACATTCTTTTTCTTCGCTTCTTCCAGCGTGTAAATGTCGTTTGGGTCGGCTACTGCGCCCTTGCGGTAGCCCATAGCCAGCACCGAACGGATAATCTGTGAAAGCAGCGCTTGTTCGTGCCGCTGCTTCGCCCGCGCTTTACCGCCCTTGCTTCGGATGGCCTGCGCTTCTTCGGGCGAACGCTGCGTCACTGGGATCAGGTTTTTGGATTGTGGCCCGCCCGGCTTACTTCCTCCCTTTGCCAAAGCGTGTCACCTCCCGTCTGCTTGGCACGGAAAAAGCCGCAGGGGGCCTTGCACCCTCTGCGGCTCTGCGTATGCGGTTCTGATTACTTCTTCTTGCCGCCCTTCGCCGCGGGTTTCTTCTTCGCGGGGGCGGGCTTCTTCTTGTCGGGATAGCAGGAATTAAGATGACCGGCGAGCTTGTTCGCCTGTTCAGGGGTCAAGCTACGGAGCTTTTCGTTGATGTCCATGATGCTTCCTCCTTGCTGTTAATAGCGCTTATTGGTCATGGTCAAGGCGCTTCGATCAAGCACCGTATAGTACGTTTCGTCGTCGTACTGGTCTGACGAGATAACATTGTAGCCGCGTATCAGGGCGAATTGGCTGTAACTGTCGTGCGAGCTGTGCGACTTCGCAAAGCCCAGCGCCTTGCGTGCCTGCGGATGGGACTTCACAAAGGCGTCGTAGTCCTGCCTGAGCTGAGTCTCGGAAATAACCCTCGCCTTGCTGTTCAGCACCGCACCAACGGTCTGCCCCGTGTGGTCGCCGTAGGCTTTGGAGCCGGACAGCGAGTTAGAGAAGTACAGACCGTCGCCGTGGATGCCCCTACCGACAAAGGTCAAGTCGCCATCTATAAGCATATCACAACAGTCGCTCGATGTAAAGGGGACACCATCAACTACGGTGTCATTTACTGTGCGGTATAGGACAGGCGAGTTCTGCGCCAGCCCATCGAACGTGTTTTGATCGACGACTTCCGGCTTGCCGTTCATGCCCATAGCGTAAAGCATACGCTGGAGGTGGAGGTCGCTCAGGAAAGACGGAATGTCGGTCTTGTTCACGTCAATCAGAAAATCGTGAAGCTCTTGGTCGCTCATGTTCGCAAGAGCCGCCTGTGTTACGCCGGTCGGAGGCTGTGTGCCGTTCAACGGGTCAGGCTGTAACTGCTGCGTCTGTATCGGCGGCGACACAGTGCGCTGAAAGTTTGCACCGCGTCCGCCCATTTACTTGCCCTTCTTTCCGCCAGAAACGCCCCGTGCGCCCTTTGCGGGCTTGAGCAGGGTAACACTCTTGCCCGTAGCGATAAAGCGTTCCTCGCCCATCTGGGGGCTGTTCTCGGCGGTCTTTCTGCCGCCCTTCTTCTCCGCCGTCTTGGAAGCCTTGCTCGTCTTGCTGGTAGCCATGTGAGGATCCTCCCTTACTCGGTAATAATTTCGATGTCTACCACGACACGCGGCAATGCGCCGCCCAATCGCGGGTATGCCGTCGTGCCGTCAAAGTGCGCGCCCGTAGCGCGGAATACTGTGCCGCGGGAAAGAATGATTTCGGCTTGCTTCGCGTTGCCCAGCACGCATTTCGTACCGCCCGGAGCTTTGATGTTTAGGTACACCTCGCGCCCGCCTGACTGCGCACCGCTGATGAACGGGTTCTTGGAGCGGTCAAAGGCGGTGGACACAAACTTTTTCTCCTTGTACTCCGCGCCCTTCACCGCCGCGTCAAGCTGCGCCGGGGTCATATTCTGGTAGTTCTGCACGCCCAGTGCCTCCAGAAAATCCTTGTGCGCCGCACGGAACAGCATCGTGTTTTTGCCCAAATCGTGCATAGCCGCGTCGAGACGCTGTGCAACATAGGTTTCTGTGGCGTCCAGCGTTTGCCCGTTCTCCAGCTTGTGGTTCATATTTTGGGACAGCGTAAAGCCGTTGGACTGCGCATCCTCACGGATGTACTGGTTGATTGCAAGCCTTGTGTTGATGTCATAGCGGTTCTGCGCCTGCGCCATGTCGTCCGCGTCCTGCTGTGTCATATGGACAAACGGCCCGGCATACACACGCGCCGCAGGGCCGCCGGTCGCCGCGGCGGTTTGTGCCTGTGCGCCGGTCTGCGCTTGTGGCGGTCTTGTGCTCACGATGCGCGAGCCTGATCCTCTACCTCCCATGCTGCTTCTGCGCCTCCTTCCTGCGTTTCTTGATAGCGTCCTGAAATGCCTGTATCTGTACGATGTTGCCGTAGCATTCATCCGGCACATCGCCGTAAAAGATAATCTTGGACGGCTTGAGCCTATCCATCATTTCCCGGTATCCGTCGATGAACAACTGTTTTTGCGCCGCCGCCATCTGCGTCCCAACGGCGGAAACAGCTACGCACCCGCCCACGGGTTCACCGTCAAAGCACCAGTCGTAGGAACGGTGGTCGCTCCAACTGATGGTCGGAATCACCAGCATTCCCTCGTACTGCCAGTACGCGCCAAGCCAGTGCTTGCGGTAATGGTTGTAGAGCTGAATAGCCACAGGAAAGTCGGTGTATGTTGAAAAGTCGGGAGTCATGACGGCGGGAAAGCGCTGCAACAGCGGCAAATAGGTGTCCGGCTGTGTCCACAAGCGCGTAAACTGGTAATCGTCGATAAAGAAGTGTACGCCGTGCCGTGACTGTTCTTCCTTCGCGGTTTTGGCGTAATTGAAGCTGATCCAGTTTTCTACGTCACAGTCCTCCGGGGCGATATACGGAATGCCTAAATCCGTTGTGCCCTGAAAAATGCCCTTGTTCAGGTTTTCGTAGTTCCGTTCGGCGCGATATTGCGGCATGGTATCCGCCCCCTTTCTGCGCACAATAAAGGACTCACACGGCGCTGCCCTTACGTCGTATGAGTCCTTGCAAACACCCCGAATAAGGGCCTCCGCATAGATGCGGGAAGGAGGCGAACCCGCCAGCGCCGGAAAGACCGAAACGTGCGCATTGCGGAAGCCGATGTCTGCCCATATAACATAACACACTTGACAGGAATTGTCGCGGGACAAAGCGGGACAACCTCCACGTCAGGTGCTCTTATCGTCCTTGAGATAGCGATAGCACATCTTGCGCGCCGTCTCGCCCCTTCCGCTGGCACCCCACAGGGAAAAAGCCGATTGCTCCCACGGCAGGCCGTTGACAAAGCGCAAGGTGAAAAGCTGCCGCAGAAGTGAATCCTCTATACCGTCGATGTACGCCTCCAACCGCTCACGCTCCAGCAGACAAAGGGTCTGCCGAGTGCTGATGGTCACGCGCATATTTGTGATGGCGTTGCGCTTGCGCAGAATATTGCTTTCAAGCTGTCCGATGCGCATAACCATGTTTTCGACCGGACTGCTTACGTTGTGCGCCTTGGGCATGTCCGACAGGGGAGGGGACGAACAGTCGCCAATAGCAGACCGTAATTCTGCCAGCAGTCTTTCATCCTCGGCGCAATCCGTTTCCAGCCGCTCAAGCTGCCGCTTATTCAGTTCCACCTCGCGGTTCAGGTGATACAGCTTCGACAGTTCTTTCACCGTCATACGCAACTCTCCTTTCGTGCCCTTTCCAAACGCACCCGCAGGGCGTTCAGGAGGCTCTCCTGCGTCTTTTCCTTGCCGGACAGGGCTTTCATCACGTCCTCATCCACACCGCCCTGCACAATCAAATGGTGGATGATTACGGGATACTCCTGCCCCTGCCGGTGGAGGCGCTTGTTGGCCTGTTGGTACAGCTCCAGACTCCACGTCAGCCCGAACCAAATCACATGATGCCCGCCCTGCTGGAGGTTCAGGCCGTAGGCGCAGGATGCGGGATGCGCCAGCAGAATATCAATCTTGCCAGCGTTCCAATCCGCTTCGTCCGCCGCGCCCTCATACACCCTCGCGTGTAGCTTCGTCTTTCCCAGCGCCTCCAGCAGCCGCGCCTTATCGTGCTGGAAATTATAGAACACAAGCGCCCGCTGCCCGTTTAGCTGTTCCACGGTTTCCATGAACGCCTCAATCTTGCAGTTATGCACCACGGTCGCATTGCCTGCCTCGTCGTATACCGCGCCATCGCACAACTGCAACAGCTTGTTGGTCAACACGCCCGCCGAATTTGCCGTGATGAGCGTTTCGGGGTCAACCTCCAGCAGCATATCCCGCTCCAGCCTGCTGTAAGCCGCCTGCGCTTTCTCATCCAGCTTCACGGGGATTTCTTCGCTGATGCAGTCAGGTAGGGTCAGATAGTCACTTGCTTTCATGCTGACGCATATATCACTCAGCAGACCATAAATGGCTTCCTGTGCCCCTTCGCGGGGCTTATAAGACCACACCGTCGCACCGTTGCGCTTATCCGGCAGAAAAAACATATCGCGGTACACCGACACCGTGCGCCCTAACCGCTTGCCGCCGTCCAGCAGATAGATTTGACTCCACAGGTCGGTTAGCCCATGCGGGGTAGGCGTACCGGTCAGCTCAATCATGCGGCGAATGCGAGGGCGCATGACTTTGAGCTTCTTAAAGCGTATCGCTTGATGGTTCTTAAAGCTCGACGATTCATCCAGCACTACGCAGTCAAATGGCCACGTCCTGTCCTTGTGGCGCGGGTCAGAATAATAGTCCACCAGCCACGCCACGTTATCTCGGTTGATGACGTACACATCCGCTTCCGCCGCCAGAGCAGCTTCTCGACGCGCCGCCGAACCGAGCACCACAGACACCCTCAAAGCGGACAGGTGATCCCATTTTGCGGTTTCATTGCTCCATGTCGCTTCTGCTACCTTCTTCGGCGCCACCACCAGCGCTCGCCGCAGGGCGAATCGGTGGTATTTCAGCTTGTAAATGGCGGTCAGGGTAATCACCGTCTTGCCGAGTCCCATGTCCAGAAACAGGGCAATGTTTGGCGTTTCGATGATCTTCTCCTCACAGTACCGCTGGTAATCATGAGGGACAAACTTCATGCCCCGCCGCCTCCTTCGCACCGACCGCAGTAGTCAATCACTTCCTGAACCTTCTCAGGAGAATCTACCGCAGAAAACACCTTAAAGCCCAGCTTCCGCAGCCCAGCCTGTACGAATAGCTGCCGCTGCCGTTCCACTTGTCCCGGACGTTTCAGCTCTACGAATACCGTTTCCGCACCGGGAAGCAGAATAATCCTATCGGGCACTCCTGTAAAACCGGGGGTCACAAATTTCAGACAGCGGGCCTTTGGAACGCGCGCCTTAATCCCGTCGCGCAGCATCCGCTCAACGCTTCTTTCCAACATCAGTTACTTGCCTCCCTCCCAAACCGTAAAATTCATACACTGGTAACTCTCGCGCGCCCGCGCGCGTATAGACGGGCACGATCAGGCGGATAGGCGTTTCGCGCGCGCCCCTAACGCCCATATTTGTAAAGTCTATTAAGAAAGAATGTTCCAATGTTACCACTCACTTAAAAAGCCTTATTTTTCAAGG